GGTGGCATTGGTTACTTCTCAGCAAGATCATATCCTATTGATGATGCAAATACAGCAAATACCACTGCAATAACAACTCAGGAGATACCAGTATTTACTTCAGAAACTGGTATAACATATGACCTAAGAGATTCCATTGATTTTAGACCATATTCCTCAAATACTGCAAACAGCGCAACAACCATTGCTAATGCCACTGAAAATCCTTCCACAACGGTAACGCTCACCATTGATGCTGATGGCGCATATTCTCCATCACCAGATCAAAACTTTAATACTGCCTTCTCGTATTATCTTGGAAGAAAGGATAAGGTTGCGCTATCACAGGATGGAAACATCAGCATTATTGAGGGTGCTCCATCAGCATCACCGTCAAGCCCACGAGATCTTGACGGCGCAATGACACTTGGTGTCCTGACGATACCACCATATCCCTCACTGTCTCAGCCAGATGTTAGAACATACGGTCGTCCAGAATACGGCGTCACGATTGATCTTCAGCAATACAGAAGATACACAATGCGTGACATTGGTGTTATGGATAAGAAGATAGCCAGACTTGAATACTACACATCTCTATCCCTATTGGAGACATCAGCAAAAACTCTTACAATCAGAGATGATGCAGGTCTTGATAGATTTAAGAATGGCTTTGTTGTTGATCCGTTTAAGGGCTTTACAGTTTCCGACACGAGCAGTCCTGAGTATAGAGCTGCTATTGACGTTAAAATGAAGGAAATGAGTCCAACCATCAGCAGAACGTATGTTGATCTTGACTTTGATGCAAGCTCAAGCACCAACGTTGAAAAAGACGGTAACCTTATCACGCTGGTTGGTAACACAGTTTCTTATATTGAGCAGCCATTTGCATCCAAGACAAGAAACTGCGTTGAAAACATCATTTATGTGTGGAATGGCAATATTAGCCTTTCACCAGAAGGTGATTCGCAGCCCGATATTGATAGGGGACCAGATATCGTTGGTAACGTTGATCTTTCAGGCTTAACAAATCTAATCAACTCACTTCCAAATCTGCCTGGTATTGAGCGCGTGTTAAGCACAACATCGCTTAGCACAAATATTTTCACGACAAACTTCAATGCAGGCGGACAACAAATCTCCAATACGTTTAGAGATTTGATCGCTACAACAACTGAGACCACCCAAAGAGAACAGATTGACTTCAGTGCATCAACGCAGGTCAATACGTTTGACTTTGGTGAGGTTATTCAGGATGTTGCTATTCAAACGTTTATTAGGCCTAGAAGAGTATTATTCTCTGTAAATAACCTGAAGCCTAACACGCGTGTTTATGCTTTCTTTGACGGCACAACACCAGTATCACAGCACTGCACACCAACAAATTCATCGTTTGTTCCTACCGGTGCAAAGGGTGATGCATTAACCAGTGACTCAAACGGTGCTCTGTATGGATATTTTGATATCCCAGCAGAAACGTTTAAAACTGGTGAACGCGTATTCAGACTTTGCGATACAGATGATGTTATTACCGCTGCAAGTGCCATAACAACTCAAGCAACGGCTACATATACAGCAAGTAACATTGCTATTACAAAGTCTAGACTTGGCTTGAGCACAAGAGTACCACAGATAACATCAACATCAACTTTATTGACAAATGTTTCTGTTAACTCGAGATTGATCTCTAGAGATCTTATTGGATCTACTGTAATAACACAAAATGAAGATCCAATAGCTCAAACATTCCTCATTACAGAAACAGAGGATGATACTGGCGTCTTTATTAAGAAGATTGATCTATACTTCAGATCAAAGCACCCAACGCTTGGTGTTGAGATACAGATCCGTGAGGTTGACAACGGTGCCCCTACACCAAAGATTGTTCCCTTTGGTAGAAAGACTCTCACTGCAGCACAAGTGACAACAAGCCTGGATGCCTCTGCGGCAACGTCGTTTACATTTGATACACCTGTATTCCTACAGTCAGGTATTGAATATTGCTTTGTTGTTTTACCTGTAGGATCAAATGATGGTTATAATATCTGGGTTGGTGAAATAGGTGAAACTGATATCACAACAGGTGATCCAATCTATGTAAATAACTCTACAGGTGTGCTGTTTACATCATCAACAAATAGAATATGGACACCTTTCCAGAGAGAAGACATTAAGTTTGTAATCCACAGAAAGAACTTTACATCTTCATCTGGTACAATAATCTACAAGAACTCGAACACAGAGTATCTAACAGCCAATAACTTTGCTGGTCAGTTCATTATTGGTGAAAAGGTTTACGTATCACAGTCAAGTGGTTACGTTGTCTCCGGCAATGTTGCTGTTAACACAACATCAACAACTGTATCTGTCATCGCCAATACAACGTCGAATGCTCAGGCTCTATTCACAAATGGATCCTTGGTATTCCTATCATCAAATAACAATCTGATTACTGATGTTAGACAAATTGTATCAATACCAAATACGAGCCATATTGTTGTAAACACTGCGCCAAGCTTTAATGATTCAATAGGCTCGGTTGGTATACTATACTCAAACGGTGCATTGTTTGGATATGCGTCAAGAGTAGCACCAAACAGTAATATAATAACTCTTGATGACAGCACCGCAAACTCAAGCGCTGGTTTTGGCAACGTTGTTACAGCAAATGTTACAACCTTACTGATAGGTTCTGAATCCAAGGCAAAGGCTAACCTTGTGTCAGTTGATAACGTTACATATTCAACTGTCATCCCTCAGTTCTCTTATTGTGCTCCAATAGGATCGTCTGTAGCAATACAGATGAAGGGTTTTGGTGGCTCAGCATATGATTCTGTATATACTGCAATGACCAGTGATCTTGAAACGTTCTTCTCTGATAAGGAGCGCATTGTTAGGTCAAGGTCAAATGAACTACAATCAGGAAGTGGTCAGAAGACATTTGAGATTAAGATACCAATCTCATCTAGATCTACAAAGGCCTCTCCATTCTTTGATGATATTAAGTCAAATATTGTTGCCATCAAGAATATCATTTGTGCTTGTGCTGATATAACTGATGAGATTAAACCTGAAGGTGGCAATGCACTAGCAAAATATATCTCAAAGAGAGTTGTTTTGGCTGAAGGTCAAGATGCAGAAGATCTAAAGGTATATCTTTCCGCATATAAGCCTTCAAATACAAACATTAGAGTTTATTCAAAGTTGCTGAACGGCGATGATTCTGAAAGTATTGACAGAAAAAGTTGGACACCACTAAATCAAACAACGCCAACATCAACTGTTAGCAGCCGTGTTGATAGAAATGATTTTATTGAGTTTGTATATGATTTACCGACAAAGTATTCGGTAAATCTTTCCTCGAATACTGCAATGTCAGACTATTCCATCTATGGAACATTTGCAAATACAGATATTTCAGGAAATACAATAACCATTTCAAATACGGAACCACTTGATATTGGGTCGCTTGTTTACTACGCAGGTGATGTTGCCACTGGTGTTTCAAATGGTTTCTATAACATATTGACGTCAAACACCACCGCTGTAAAGCTATCAACTGCAGGCACAAGTAATGAAGTAGCAATTACGCCAGCAGCATCAAGCAATACCGCAACACTATATTACATCCCGCAAACAGGATTTAAGGATCAATATAACTCAAATGTTGTATCCTATTATACAAGTACAGGCGCATTGTTTTATTCATACAAGACGTTTGCTATTAAAATAGTTCTAACATCTGAAGAGGGATCACATATTGTTCCTAGAGTTTCTGATATGAGAGCTATAGCTTTACAGGCTTGATAAATGAGATATTTGAAGGTAAAAGACAATGAGGAACTTGTACGAGATACAGGTTCCTCGGCAATATTAAATACTGATAATACGGCTTTGGCTCAATACAAGGCAAGAAAGCAAAAAGAAGCAATGATTGATAGACTTGTAAATGATAATGCCGAGTTAAAAAAAGAGATCAGTGAAATCAAAGATCTACTTAGCAAGTTGGTAGGACGAATCTAATGACCATTTCAGTTACAACCATTTCAAACAATCAGACATTTGGTACATGGTTGACAACAACCAATCGTCTTGCAGACATAGTAACACAAAATACCGTTACTTCAGATGCCACTACAGGCGGATCAGTAACCACTGGAAACTCGTTTGTAAACGGTCACTTTGGCTCTAACTTTCTTTACGTTGCCAATACCTTATCTGGTGGTAACGTATCATCAAACGGTGTATTGAGAGTACAAGCAAACGTTGCGGTATTTACAGGAAGTAGTAATCTACTTGTAGTAACAGCAAACGGAACTACAACAGCTGTTTCTCTATCATCAAATACTATATCACTAGCAGCTCAAAATAACGTTGCAATCAGTGGTGCTCTTCTTTCAGTTACATCTACAAATACAACATTTTCAGGTTTGGTTGACATTGGTAATACATCATCGAATGTATCAATAAGTGGCGGTACACTAACAATTAATGGCACAAACGTTAATACAGCAATAACATCAAATGCCACAACAGCATACACTAATGCAACATCATTTGCATCAAATGCATCAAATATTACAAGCGGCACACTAGATACTGGTAGACTATCTGGAACGTATAATATTACAGCTAATAATGCTACAAATTTAAATGGACAACCTTCGTCTTATTATGCGCATTTTCCATCTGGTACGGCAATGCTGTTTGTGCAAAATACAGCGCCTACCGGTTGGACAAAATCTACAACACATGATAATAAGGCTTTACGAGTAGTTAGTGGCACAGCCGGTAGCGGTGGTTCTGTAGCATTTACAACCGCATTTGCATCTCAATCTGTTACAGGTACTGTAGGATCAACAACACTAACTGCAAATCAGATTCCATCACATACACATACTGGTACAACAGATAGCGGCGGTTCACATAATCATACTGGTACAACAGATAGCGGCGGTTCACATAATCACACCATTCCAAATCTAAGAACAGATGGTGGTAGTAGTGGTTCAAGTGTACAAAATGCAGGTGAAAGTCAATTATTCCCAACACAAGATCTTACAACAACAACAGCAGGCGCCCACACCCATACATTTACTACAAGTACCGCTAGTGCACATACCCATACGTTTACTACTGGTAGCACCGGTGGTGGTCAAGGACACGATCACACATTTACAGGTACCGCTATCAATCTTGCCGTTCAATATGTTGATGTAATCATAGCAACAAAGGACTAATATATTATGCAATTGAAACCAAAGAATGGATGCCCACTTGACTCTTTTAACCCATGTCGACAGCTTGACTGTGCATGGTTTACACAGATTAGAGGACATAATCCAAATACCGGTGCTGAAGTTGATGAGTGGGCATGTGCTATAGCATGGATGCCAATGTTGTTGGTAGAAAATAGTCAACAACAGAGACAGACTGGTGCAGCAGTTGAGAGTTTTAGAAACGAAATGGTGCGTGCAAATGAGATTACTCAAAATATATTAACAGCTGATATTATCAAACCTAAACTCATTCAAGGTTAATAAATAGCCATAAAGGGTACTCAATGGCACAGAAAGTTAATATAGTCATAGATCAAGGTACAACGTTTAACACTGATTATACGTTTACCGATGAGAATGACACACCTATAGACTTTTCAACTTATCAAGGTAGATCACAGATGAGGAAGACATACACTTCCTCAACTTCCTATGCGTTTACTGTAAGTCTAGGTAACACAGGTATTATCTCGCTGTCAATGAACGCCGCAACTACGTCATCAATAACTGCTGGTAGATATCTCTACGATCTTGAGGTTGTTGATTCAAGTAACGTGATTTCAAGACTTGTTGAAGGTATCGTTACAGTTACACCAGAAATAACTAGATAAGATGTCTATAAAGCTTAAGCTTACAAAGAGTGTTGCACCAATAAAGCTTGCAAATGCAAACTTTGCATATGTAGCAAGTCCCGGTACAACTCCTACAATTTCAACTGCTGCTATTAGTGATCTATCGTCATACTCCAATACTCAAGCTATGCTTGGAAACGTGGCGACTGCTTACACAAACGCTATATCTTACGTTAATGCAAACTATGTAAACGCGTCATCCTTACAGATGAGTTCCTTGACCGACGTCGATGCATCAGTTACTTCAAATAATGCCACACTTGTTTATAGCACTGATAGCAATAAATATGTGGTAAAACAACTAGGCCTAGACGGTGGGGACTTCTAAATGTCAAACTTGATCCAGATCAAGAGAAGTGCAGTTAATGCCAATCCAGTTGGTCTGGCTAACGGCGAACTTGCGTTTACATCTAACGGTGACGTACTTTTTATTGGTAGTCCTAATGGCTCTGTTATTGCCATTGGTGGTCTAAGAACTCCAGGTGTTCTCACTGCAAATCAGGCTCTAGTTGCAAATACAACAAGCGGCATTG